GGGAACACAGATTCAGGAATCCTTTTGTCTTGCAACATCCCTGCAGGTTGGGGGTGTTTGCCGAAGATTTGGAATTCTGTTGATACAGCATTCACCCAGTTTGACGAGGTGGAGCTTGTCAAGCTCGACTCCCTCGTGCACTGCCCACGAGCGCAGCTGCTGAATGCGCGCCTTTATCCGTATTTGAAGGAGGAACCGAGTCGCCTTCATGGAGGATGGATGATTGGGCATGCACACCCAACTGAGAAGGGAGATTGTGGCCTTGCTTACATAGCGCGAGTTGGTGAGGCGTGGCGACTCGTTGCGATACACAGCATGATCATTGACGCTGCCCATCAAGCTTTTGGGACGGTGTGTGAGCAAGCCACGATTCGTGTGGCTATTTCAACACTTGGCCAGTTGTCAGCGAGCGGTGAGTATTGTGTCAAGCAGATGACCAAGCGCCCAGAGGAGCAGGTTTTCAAGAGTTACAACACTTCCCGCTCGGAGATTGCCTATGCTTGGACTCGCCATCGTATTGGGTTTTTTCCGATTGGCACCGCAGAGCCCTCTGTCCACGGGTCCTCGCTCAGCACGTCTGTTCACCCCACGATTTACGCACAGGAGTTTGCGGATGATGAGGAGAAAGTCTGTGGTCAACGGAATTACTGGCAGCCACCGTTACTCAAGAACAATGGTGTGTGGGCGGTCGACACGGATCCAACCCAGGAGAAGGTGTGGATATCACCCTGGCAACATGCTTTCTTTCACTTTCAGCGTGACATGCACCGTGTTGATATGCATCTGTGGTGGCTAGCTATGATTGATTATCTGAGTGTTTTTCCTTCGTTGCGAACGGATGGGTACCGAGAGTTGTCCCAGCAGGAGTCCATGGCTGGACTTCCAGGTTCTGTTCTTGGGCCGGCCAACATGAAGACGTCAGCTGGCATGCCTTTCAACCAGCCAAAGCCGAGCCAGTACTGGGTCAGTGAGGATCGGGAGTTTTACGTGTCCGAGAAGATGGCGGAAATCTATGAGGAGATTGACCGTATTCTCGACGCTGGTGAAATTCCGATCCCGATTGCGCTGTGCACTTTGAAGGATGAGGGGGTCAAGTTCTCTAAGAATGACAAGAGGGACCTGCGTGTTTTCAATATTATGTGTGCTGCGTACAACACTGAGTTGAAGCAGTGTTGGGGTCCGATCCAGGCATTCATGCGCGCAAACCCATTTCCGTTTGAGTGTGCAGTTGGAATCAATATGACGAGTGTTGAAGCCACGCAGCTCGTGAATCACCTCGCGTCGGTGTGCCCCAAGCTTGTTCGACTGATTGAGACGGACATGGTCAAGCAGGACAAGACCCAGAATGGTTTGCACTGTTCCACTGTAGCCCGTGTTGGGTACGTGGTGGCAATATTACTTGGGTTGTCGAAGGTCCGAGCAAAACGAGTGTGCTGTTTGACTGAAGGACTGCGTTCGACAGTGTACGTGGCGAAGAATGATCTCCACCAGATGGGTGGTCAAAATCCTTCTGGGAGCCAGATCACTGTTGAACAAAACTCGATTGATAACGCCATCACGGATAGATATGCGTTCTTCAAGGCGAGGGGGGTTACCCTTACCCCCGAGCAGAAGAGAGCCATCGAAGCGTACGCGGCAAATTTCTTTGAGGACCCCACCGGGTGGGGTTCGCTCATTGACCTGTGTGTTTACCGTGACTTCGTGGCAGCCACCACGTATGGTGATGATGCACTTCGAGCGTTTGCCGTAGCGTTTGATGTTGATCAGTATGTGGCGGCATACGCCGAAACCGGCCTCAAGTTGAGTGATGCCGATAAAGGAGCCGCACGAATTCGGTTTAAGGAGCTGGCAGAAGTGTCGTTCCTCAAGCGGAAGTTCGTGTTGGACCCGGAATTCAACTACTACTTGACGCCATTGGATGAGAAGACGATCATTCGAATGTTTCGGTTGAACCGGGGGTCATCCTTGACCGACAAG